CCGCGAGCGGAACGAAGCCCCGCGAGCGGAACGAGACCGAGCGGCAGAAGGTGGTTTGCCCTGAGTGCTCTGGCGCAATGCGTGGGCCGACGTGCATGGCCTGCGGTTTCGAGAAGCCCGCGCGCTCTGGCATCCATGCCGTCGAGGGAGAGTTGCACGAGTTCCGCGTCCCTGATGCGCTGGAACCGCGCGCCGGGCTGCGGGCCGAATGCCTGAAAGATCCCCGCGCCGTCTGGATGGCCGCGCTCTGGCACACGTCCAACTCGACCCGGAAGGGCGAGGACCACGCGCGCAAATGGGCGTTCGGCGTCTGGAAAGACATTTACCCCGGCGCGAAGCTGCCCTTCGGGCTTTACGACGCGCCGGTTCCGCCTCTGGCCGACATGAACGCGGTTGCGCTGGTGGAGCGGGAAATCAAGCGGTTCCGCAAGAACGCGAAGCGGAGGGCAGCATGAGCATTCACGACGCCATGCGGGATGCCTGCGCCGCAGTGGGGATCAAGGCTCCGCGCAAGACCGATCCGGGCCGCTGGATCAAGACGCCCGTCGAAGGCAAGGCCGCGTCCAACCAGTCGGGCCGCGTCATGCTGTTCGATGACGGGTGCGGTGGCATCTGCTGGAACTGGGCGACCGGACAACAGCAGGTATTCAGCGCCGCCGGTTTGGGCGAGAGGATCGAGGCCCCCAAGCGCGACCCGGAACGCGACCGCCAGCAAGAGGCAGAGCGGCGCGAGGTCATCGCCACCTGCCAGCGCATCGTCACCGCCTGCGAGCCTGCCGTGCATCCCTACCTGGTGCGCAAGGGCTTCCCGGACGAACGCGGCCTTGTGATTGACGACCCACGCCCCCTGATGCCGCGCGGTGATCTGGGCGACCGGCTGGCGCGCGCGTTGCCCGAGGGCGACGGCCCGCTGCTGATCGTGCCGGGCAGGATCGGCAAGATGCTGACCACGGTGCAGTTCATCACCCCCGAGGGCGCCAAGAAGAACATCCTCGGCGGCCAGATGGGCGGCGCGGCCCACAGGATCGCCACAGGGGCCGAGACATGGGTTGCAGAGGGCATCGCGACCGCGCTTAGCGTCAGGGCTGCCCTGCGCCTTCTGGGGCGCCCCGCGACGGTCCTGAGCGCGTTCAGCGCCTCCAACGTGGCGAAGGTAGTCGAGGGCATCCCCGCCGCGATCATCGCCGCCGACCACGACAAGCCGGTGGAACAGTTCAGCGGGCTTGGCACAGGGGAATACTACGCCCGCCGCTCGGGCTGCGCATGGACCATGCCGAAGGCCCCCGGCGACTTCAACGACTGGCACATAGCAGACGGCTTGCGGGCTGTCGCGCTGCATCTGAGGGAGGTGCGAACCTGAAAGGGCGACCCCGCGCGCCGAAGCTACGCGGGGCCATATCTGGTGGACGGTTTGACAGACGGTGGCACCAGTAGAGGAAAGCCTACCACGGGGCGGGGCCAAAGGCAAAGCGCAGTCCGAAAGATCGAAGCGCGGTCCCCGGGGAGCACCATCCCCGAAAGTAGCGATCAACCTGTCCGGGAGGTGCATCCACGGCGGGGCCTAGGCGGCAGCCACGCATAGCGAGGCGAGACCGCCGGAGGGCATGGGGACCGACTCCGGCATATCGCCGGGGGCCGGTCGTCCTATGCCCTTTCAACCCCACCCCTGGCACCCCGCCCGGGGCAGAGAGAAAGAGGAGATAGCTTATGAGTGTAGAGATAGAGCAGCGGTGGAAAGTCGGAGATCGCGTTCGCTCGCTTCCCGAGCACGCATGGCTTCGGCCCGGCCCGTGGGGCGAGAAGCTGAGCAAGGATCGCGGCGGCGTGGTGGTCGAGGTGCCGCTGGAGACGCGCAGCGCAGGTGAGGGCACTTTGCTGATCGAGTGGGACGCGCTGGTCGGAGAGAAGCGCAACGCCGCAGACTGGACGATCTGGGTCCACAGCAGCCTGATCGCGCGGGAGGCGCTGGACGCATGAACGCACAAACGAAACTCCCCGCCTACACGCCCGCCACGGCGCGGCAGATGGAGGACGCGCTGCTGGCCGGGCTGATGGCCGAGGGGCGCGAGGGCAAGGGCAAGGCACCCGATTTTAGCGACGGCAAGACGGCTGGCCGGCGCGGCGGCAACCGCCGGGATAGCGGCGTCATGGGGCGCATCGTCGAGGCCCTGGCGTCTGGCTGCGAAAACTCCGGTCAGGTTGCAGCGCAAGTCGGCATCTGTTCGCGGTTTGCATCCGCCTACCTGAACAAGCTGCACAAGGCTGGTCGGATCAAGGTTCACGGCACAGTGAAGGTGAACGGGGCGACCATGAAGCTTTGGAGCCTGACATGACCGAACTCAGCATCAAAGACCTGTGCGCGCCCATCTCTGCCAAGGTGATGCCCCGCAGCCAGCTCTACGCCAGCGACAACACCGAGCGGACGCAAGAGGACGCCCGCAAGAAGCAGCGCCAGTCGGAGAGCGTGCGGGTCTACCGCAAGCGGAAATCGCGGAAGGAGTACGGGGCGTGAGGCTGTCGCGGATCATCTGGACCAACGCCACAGACGCAGAGCGCCGCGCCTGCGGTGAGTGGCTGGCAAAGGCGGGGCTTCGCGTCATCGCCTGTGCCGTCACACACAACGGCCAGCATCGCTACGCATGGGCGATCAGGCGCACCACCCCATAACAAACGAGGCAGAGCATGACAGGCAAGGAAATGTGGCTAATCTACGCGCGCACCCACCGCGAGTTCGACGTCGAGGCGGACCTTCGCGCCCTTGGCATCGACGTATGGTGTGGGCGGGTGCTCGAAGGCAAGCCGGACCCCAAGCGGGCAGGGCGCAAGCGGTTGACGCTTTGGAGCGAAAGGCCAGCCATCCCGAACTACATATTCGCCAGCCTGGAGCCGGGAGAATACCACGACGCCAAAGCCATCCGCGATGTTGTGGGTTTCGTCTCGGTGGTGGAGCCATGCGCCATGCGAGGGGTGCAGCAGTTCATGCGCGTTGTTGATGCGGACTACGAGGAGAAGCGCAGAGCCAAGGAGCGCGGCGAGGAGGCCCCGCCAGCCTTTGACGCGGGGCAGGTGCTCGAAGCCGTTGGCGGGCCTCTCAGCGGCTTGATGCTGCGGTATCGCCGGGTTATCGAGGATGTGGACGGCTACGCGGTCGAGGCAGACAGCCCGCTTGGCGTGGTGCGGATGAACCCGGGGGATGTCAAGGCTGCCGAATAGCTTGCAATGCGCGGTCAACCGCTATATCTTGCGGGGCAGCATAGTCTGCGCGCTTTCAGTCGCTGGGTAGCGTATGGGCGCAGAGGGTTCGTCTGAAACAGCGGCGAGCCACAGTGCTACGCAATTCCAGTCGCCCTCGTGGCACCTCAAGACCCTGCCAGCAGGGCCGCTCGGCCTGATCCCCGAGCGACGTTACGCGGTTCCGGTGGTGTGTCTTGGCCCGAAAGGGCGGCTTCACGGCTTGGGGCGAAAGCCCGGACACGCCAGCCCGAGACGCGGCATCACCCACCCCCAGGCCACAAGCCGTACCCAGAGACACCGCGTCTCAACCCTTGCCAGACAACACCACCAGCGCCATATTCGCGGGCATGATTAGGCGAACGTTGAAGCTGACCGTCATTCTGGCGATTGTGTTCGTCACCGTGCCTGCATTGCTCACTGTTTGGTCGATGAATGCAGAGCAGCGGAGTGCACAGGCTGAGCCCCGTAGCCCGGTCGATGATCTTCCGTCAGGTCAGTCCGCAGAGGAAAGCCAGCCGTCAAACATGGGAGTTGCGCGGTATGTGTGCAGGGAAGCCATTGAGCGCACACTGCACGATCCATCCCGGGCTGATCTCGGCAACTACCGCCTATGGCCTGCTGGAATTAGCGAGACGAATGCCTCACACATCCTTGTCCAGCCTACGATACGGGCGCCGAACGCAATGGGCGGCATAGTTCAGGCCAGGTTCCAATGTACGTTTGTGATCCTGGAGGGCGACAATGGCATCGTGTTTGTCGGTGTCACGCAACTCTAAGCCTTGGCACCACGGTGGCAAGTCACGCCATGAACGCGGATACGGCCGAGCGTGGGAAAAGATCCGCGCAGTCGTCCTCAAGTGCGACAAGAACGGCAAGCCGACAGAGCTATGCCGCCCATGCTTGGAGCGCGAGAACAGGCCAACGCCCGCAACGCAGGTCGACCACATCACCCCCAAGGCCGAAGGTGGCAGCGACGAACCCGACAACCTGCAAGCGATCTGCACCACATGCCACGACGAGAAGTCCAAGGACGAGCGGGCAAGGGCGAACGGACACGCGGTCAAGGCAAGGATAGGGACAGACGGATGGCCGATCTAACGAACACAGGAGCGAACATGCCGACGATCAGGATCACGCGCGCCGAAGCGGACAGGCTGGTATCGGAACTCAAGTGGCACAAGCGCGATGAGTCCTTTGCCATCTCGATGGACCAAGACGGGGACATCTGGGTGGTGAGCGGAGGCGGCAAGCACAGGCGCAACCTGAGCCTCGGCCACCATGCCGCAGCCTGCAGGGTTGGGTCAGCGAAACCCGAGGTTTTCGTGGCCGGGGCTGATTGACCGGGGGGGGGTGGTCGAAAGTCTGGAAGCCACAGCTTTCAGGACCGGCGGGGGAACTCGCATTTCATAAACGGGCAGAAAATAAGTTTAGAGGCTTAACATGGGCGCACGAGGCAGAGTGTCGGCGGCATCCCGTGAGGTTGCCCAAGTCGGCAAGGTTGAAACAATCGCTCGGCCAGACGCGCCGTATGACCTGACGGACGAGCAGACAGAAGAGTGGTGGGCGGTGGTCAACAGACTTCCGGCGGACTGGTTTCCTCGGGAGACGCACGGCGTGCTGTCTCAGTATTGCCGGCATGTGGTGACTGCCCGACGCGTGGCGCAGTTGGTGGCGGCGTGTGAGGGCGAGGATGAACTGGATCTCGCTCGGTACGACCAGTTGCTAAAGATGCAGGAGCGCGAGGGGCGGGCGCTGTCGTCGCTGGCAACAAGACTGCGGATCACGCAGCAGGCGACAGTTAGCGCCAAGGCTAAGAAGCCTGGCCCGGTGAAGCGCCCTTGGGAAAGCTGAAAAAGGAAACCACTGGCGAGCGGAATTGCCGGTGGATCGAGGAGTTTTGTCGCATCCCGGAAGGCCGAGATGTTGGTAAGGCGGTCAAGCTGCGCCCATGGCAGCGGGCCGAGATCATCAAGATCTACGACAACCCGCACGGGACGCGGCGGGCTATCCTTAGCTTTGGTCGGAAGAACGGCAAGACGGCACTGGCCGCGTTCATTGCGTTGCTGCATTTGTGCGGGCCAGAGGCAAAGGCGAACAGCCAGCTTTACAGCGCGGCGCAGTCTCGCGAGCAGGCGTCGATCCTGTTTTCCTTGGCTGCGAAGGTGGTGCGCATGTCGCCGGGGCTTTCGCCTGTCGTGGGCATTAGGGATACGGCCAAGCAGTTATACTGCGAAGAACTCGGAACGCTCTACCGGGCGCTGTCTGCGGAGGCTTCGACGGCATACGGTCTTAGCCCGGTGCTGATCATCCATGACGAACTCGGGCAGGTAAAGGGGCCGCGTTCGGAACTGTACGAGGCGCTGGAAACGGCGACGGGGGCACAGGAAGCGCCGCTGTCGATTGTCATCTCGACACAATCGCCGACGGATGCGGATCTCCTTTCGCTGCTGATCGAGGACGGGCTGAGCGGGGCTGACCCTCGCGTGGTGGTCTCGCTTTACACGGCGCCGATGGATGCCGACCCTTTCACAGAGGAAACGATCAGGCTGGCAAACCCGGCCTTCGGGGATTTCCAGAACGCGGCTGAAACCCTGGCCATGGCCGAGGACGCGCGGCGGATGCCGTCTCGGGAATCCGAGTACCGCAACCTGATCTTGAACCAGCGCGTGGACATGAACGCGCCATTCATCAGCCGCCGGGTCTGGACGGAATGTGGCGGGCCGGTGATCGACAGCCTCGACGGCTTGCCAGTGTTCGGCGGGCTGGACTTGTCGGAGGTGAGCGACCTTACGGCTCTGGTGCTGGTGGCCCCCGTGGAGGGGGTCTGGCACGTCAAGCCGACATTCTGGCTACCGGGCGACGGGCTGCGCGACAAGGCCCGTGCAGACCGGGTGCCCTACGATGTCTGGGAGCGCGAGGGCTGGCTGCAGGCAACGCCTGGGCCGACGGTCGATTACGAGTATGTCGCGGACCATCTGGCGGCGCTGGTCGACAAGGCCGACGTGCGCAAGATCGCGTTTGACCGCTGGAACTGGCGGCACCTGAAGCCCTGGTTGGCAAAGGCCGGGTTCGAGGAAGGCCAACTTGAGGGCGACACCGCGATATTCGAGCAGATGGGGCAGGGCTTCCAGAGCATGTCACCTGCGCTTCGGGATCTGGAAAGCGCCATCCTGAACCAGCGGATTGT